AACGCCGAGCCGGGGCGGTAGTCCTCGGCACTAGAGCACAGGAGCACACAGCCATGACATTCGCCAAGAACCTCCACCGCTGGCGCAGCAAGCGCGGCTACTCCATGCAAGACCTCGCGGAACTGTCGGGCGTAGCTAAGAGCCACATCAGCCGTATCGAGGCTGGACAATGCTCGCCCACGCTCGCCCGCGCCGCGCAACTCTCCAAGGCGCTCGCTGTGTCGCTCGCCAAGATGGTGTAGATGATTGAACTATTGATTGCCGGTGTTAGTGCCTGGCTGCTTGTAGCTGTGGTGTCGTGCTCGGTGCTCTGGTGGCGGCTTCGGGATATTCGGTTGATATGGGCGGTCGAAGACCGGGTGATTGAAATTAGAATGACGATCGTCGATCGTCTATCGCCGGCCTTGCGGGGTGCGGCACAAGCGCTCGACCGGTTTGCTATCGCTCACGCGGATACCGACGATGATTAGGTACGTGGCTGCGATGCTGCTGGTGATGGTCCGCCGCACCTCGTGACTGTCGTTCATTTAGTCGTCACGCCGTACTCTCCGCGTCACTCCAGAGGCCGCCCAGTCTAGCAGGGATGCGGTGGCCTCCCATTTCTGCCATAATGCACATGGGTATTAGCACCTAACAGATCGCACAGAGGCCGGAGAGTCCCGCGAGGATGCGGGGCCATGTGGATTTCCGAGTCCGATCTTTCCTTCCCAACGCAACCGATTTCAAGGCCCGCCAGCTTGTGCCGGACTTCGCTGCCGGCCACGTTCCCGTCGTCATCAGCTCCGGTGAGCGTGCCCGTGACGGGTTCGTGCTGGAGCAGAAGGGCCTCGAGTTTGAACGATTCCGTGCCAACCCTGTCGTCTTGCTGAACCACGATGATGGTTCGGGCGGGATGCTCGGGGGTGGTTCGAGCGCACTCCCCATTGCTCGATCTCGTGATGAACAGCGCGACTCTGAGCGCGACATCACGACGGCAGTGGCTGACTTCGACATGGACGACGAACTCGCGGTGCGCGTGCTCGGCAAGATCGAGCGCGGCTTCATCAACTCCACCTCGATCCGTTGGATTCCGCTAGAGCACCGCATCGACCGCGTGAAGCGCGACGGAGCCGACGAGACGGAGCCGGTGATTGTGTTCACGCGCTCCGAGGTGCTGGAGTGGTCGTTCGTCCCGATCCCCTCAGATACGAAGGCGGTAGTGCTGCGCAGCGACGGCTCGGCGAGTTCGTTCTGCTTCGACGAAGCCTGCTCGCTTCTAGATGACCCGCTCCGCACCCCCGACAAGTTCGATCCGATGTCCCTGGTAGACGTCGTTGACGCTGCGCACGCATTGATCGAAGGCCGCTCCGAGCCCGTCTTTACGGCAGTGGAGCAACAGGCCGCAGCCCGTCTTTACGGGACGATCAACGGGCGAGTGTTGCAGACGCGGCAACTACCGAGCCGGGCAACGGATGAAATATCAACAGTGCTCAACGACCTCGTGCCCCTGTTCAGGGACGCAGTCGGAGTGCTCACCAAGAAAGACTAACCCAATGACTCTCGCACAGGCCCGAGCGCACTTCGGCTTCGCGGAGGACGTCTCTGAAGAGATCGTCCGCACCGCCGCAGCCGGCGCCAAGATTGAGATCGCCGACGAAGAGGCACCGGAAGACCTCGGCACGCTTGCTGAGATCGCCCGCTCGCTGCGCGAGGCCATCACCACCGCTGGTGAACAGGCCACCGAAACGCAGACGGACGCGCTGACGCGCATCCAGGACCAGATGACGGTACTGTCGACGAAGCTCGACGAGCAGAACGCCGGCACCCCGTCCATGATGCAGACGCTCCGCGCGACGTCTCGCCCGTACTGGGAGGACACGCAGGAGTGGACCCGAGCCGACTACGAGCTTGGGATGCTGCTGTTCGAGTCCACGCACACGATGAACGTCCGCGCTCCGCGGCTCACCCCGCCCGAGCAGTTCATCCGTGCCGCCAACGCGCACATCTTCGAGGGCGACGCGCCCCCGCCGTGGCACGCTGACGCCAAGGGCAACCCGGTCCGCGCGATGGAGCCATACAGTCTCAACACTGGCGAGTTCGCCCGTGCATCGGACACTGCCGAGAGCGGCAACGGTTCCAACTTCATCGGCCAGCAGTACGTCTCCGACCTGTGGACCGCCGTGCGAGCGCTCGACCCGCTGGTGCAGCGCATCCGCACGATCCCGCAGACGGACGCCACCACGACGATCCCGACAGACGGCGCACTGCCCGAGATGCTGTTTGTTTCTGAGTCCACTGCGGACGCGGCGACGGCGTACACGGTCAGCGACCCGACGACGGCGAGCCGTGATCTGACTGCCAAGAAGTTCACCATCCAGCAGATCTGGTCAGGCGAACTGAACGAGGACTCCATCATCGCGTGGACGCCGTTCATCAGGAGCCAGCTCGCGGAATCCACCGCGCAGCACCTTGGTTCGGCCATGCTGAATGGCGACACCACGAACGCGGCCACCGGCAACATCAACAGCGATGACGCTGACCCGGCAGACACGAAGCACTACCTGGCATGGGATGGCATCCGCCATTACTTCCTCGTGGACTCGACGAGTTCCGGGATCAACGCAGCCGGTGCGATCACTCGTGCCGACCTGTTGAAGGCTCGCGGCAAGCTCGCGGTCAACTCGGCTGACGACATCGATGCCGCGGTTGGGAACATCAACTGGGGCCGCACGGCTTCAGAGATGCTCTACATCGCGGACTTCGACACGCTGATGGCACTGCACGACCTCGAGGGCTTCCGAACCGTGGACGAGTACGGCGCACAGGCGACCGTGGTTGTTGGCGAACTCGGGCGCGCGAACGGTGTGCCGATTGTCAGCCCGGGCTACGCCTCCCGCACGGAAGCGGACGGCAAGGCGTCGGGCACGGCAACGAGCAACACGCTCGGTCAGGTCACAGCAACCAACCCGCAGGGCTGGGTGCGTGGCGTGCGTCGAGACGTGGAGCTGTACTTCGACCGCATCCAGCGGACCGATCAGTACCTCATGGAGCTGTACACGCGGCAGTCGTTCCAGCGCTTCGGCGGGAACGTCGCCAGCGGCATTTACAACATCGACGTGAGCGCATACGCCTAGTCGATAGCGAACAGGCCTTGCCTCCGGCGGCGGAATGAACCCCACGTCGTCGGGGGCAGGGAACCAACACATAGCAGGGGGCACGGCCCCAGGCGGAAGGATTGCAGGCTATGGCACGGATCAACGGAATCAACAAGGCTGTCCCACGCGGGATCGACAAGCTCACCGGCTCCATCTACGGAGCGCACCCAAACCAGCAGGTCCAAGACCTGATGCTGATGAACGACCTGAACCACCACCAGCAGGCAGAGCACTTCGGGAACGTCGCGGACGTTGCGGTGGTGTCCGGCACTGCGGCAGCGGTCACCACCCCGGGCGGGTTCCGCCTGTTCGGGCAGGGCCTCGCCGAGTCTGCAGATTCGGGCATGGTGGTCACGGCTGGCCTTGACGGTCAGCGCATGAGCACCACGAACGAGGACGCGCACACGATCGCGATCGGCAGCAACGTGTTCCTACAGCCGGACACCCACGGCCCGTTCACGTTCTCGGCCCTGTTCCAGTTCGTCAACCAGATCACCACCACGGCTGCCTTCATTGGATTCTGTGGTACGGCATCGGATGCACTCGACCCGCGCGTGACGGGCGCCACAACGGTGCTCACGCTGGTTGACGACGACGTGGCCGGGCTGTTCTTCGACTCGCAGTTGACCGACGGCGATCGCTGGATGGTCCCCCACAACAAGAGCAACGCAGCCGCCACTATCGCGACTACTGCGGCAGGGGTGGACACCGGCAAGAACGTCGTGCTCGCCACGTACACGCTCGCAACGGTGACCGTGGACAAGAGCGGCAACCTGGCGTGGAGCCTGTCGGACTCCACCGGTAACAAGTCGGGCGGCATCGCTGGCGCACTGGACGCGGACGAGGAACACGCTGCGGTCTTCTACGTTGAGAGCGCCGGCACTGCGGCAATCAGGGACGTGGACGTGTACGCGGTCAGCTTGGATTACTACCACAGCTTGAGCTAGGGGGTTCGATGACCAAGACATTGAGAGTAACGGCCCGATACCGGAACACGCAGATGCGCGTGGACTGGGCCGCAGGCCGGATCGATTCGTTCCCGGACGCAACTGCGGCGTACCTGCTGCGGGATGCGCCGGGCTCGTTCGAGGACGTGGACCCGGCTGCGCTCGAGGCTGCTGACGCAGTGCGTGAGGCGGCACTGGTTGAGGCATACGGAGTGAACCAGCAGGTAGTCGTCGAGGGGGCCGAAGAGGTACCAGACGAGCCCGAGGTACCAGACGAGCCCGAGGTACCAGACGAGTTGGACTCGATGAGTCTCGCCGAAGTCCGAGAATACGCGAAACAGCACAGCGTAGAGCTCTCGGGATTGCGAAGAAAACAGGATGTGGTCGCGGCTGTCCGCGCTGCCGGGAGGTAGTGACACATGGCATTCATCGCACGAGAGCACGGGCATCTACAGCAGGCGCTCGGCACCACGAAGTTGAGCTACTGGCCGTTCGTGGAGTCGTTGGGCGTACTCGTCACCGGCATCACGGCTGGCACGGATCTTATTCCGTCCGAGACGTCAGCCGCAGCCGAGGCGCTGGAGGATGACTTCAGCCCCCTCGATCACCGGAACGGGGTGCACTCTTACCACTTCAACGCGGTGGGGGATCACCACCTCGCCGGCGGGGATCACGCTGACTACTCGCACGGGAACGGGACTGTTGATTCGGCGGCATCGTGGTTCGCGTGGATTCTCCCAACCGACATTGCGACGACCTCGATCATGGCAAAGTACGACTCCGCGGGGAACCTCGAGGAGTGGAAGTGGGGCATCGACGGCTCGGGGCAACTCGAGCTAGAGCTGCACGACGCGAGCGCTTCGGCCTCTGAGATCGGCGCGTCTACGTCTGTTCTGGAGTACGGGATATGGCAGTTCGTCTGCACCACGTACGACGGCACCGAGACGGCGCCCGTGGTGACGCACTACATCTCGGACGGTTCAGCACTTCCGACTGATGCAGGAGACGGCACCACCACCGAATCAGGCGCATACGTGGCGATGGAAAACACCGCCGCTCCGCTGACGATCGGGTGTGCCGGCGTGAGCGCGCTACCGACCGAGGAGTTCACGGGGCGGATCGCGTTCCCGGGCATGACTGGCAAGGCGCTGACGGCTGTTGAAGTCGAGGGCGTTTACCGAATCACCAAGCGGCTGCTGGGACTGTAGGGGCGCTATCGAGTAGCTACACAGTAACAAGATAGACGCGCTCCCCCGTAGAAAGCATCGGAGGCAGTGTGAACAGATACACCACACGCGAGATTGTGAAAGCGGCTGCGGGCATTACTGGCAGCCGCTTCGACGCATCCGTGGATCAGGGCATCGAGTCCGCCTCCCGCCAGATCGACGACGCGACGCACACCTGGTTCATCCCGAAGATCGAGACGCGCAAGTTTGACGCCGTGTGGCCGGTGATCGTGGGCAACACTATCACCTTCGACTCATGGCTCCAGAGCGTGACCACGTTCACCGACGAGGGCGACAACGCCGCCAGCATCACCTCGACCGACTACCGGCTGCTACCTGAGAACGACGGCCCGCCGTACTACGCCGCGGAGATCCTGACCGACGTGGCTGGCGCCGAGTTCAAGGCAGACCCGGACACCTTGCAGCAATCGTTTCGCATCACTGGCCCGTGGTCGGCCTACTCGTCCACCGCTGCCGCTACATCGCTCTCAGCGGCTATCTCTGACACGTCAGGGACGGTAGTGGATATCAAGGACTCCAGCACCGTAGACGTGGGCGACACCATCCTAGTGGGCTCTGAGCAGATGTTCGTTTCTGAGCGCGTATCGGTAGCACTCGCAGCCGCAGCGCAGCTCTCGGACGCGCTGCTGGCCGACCTCACTGACAAGTCGCTCGGCGTCGATGACCCGACCGACGATCTCCAGGTGGGGGAGATCATCCTGGTCAACGCGGAGCAGATGCGGATCACCTCGTTCTCCTCGGCAACGGCGCTGACGATCGAGCGTGCAGTCAACGGCACCACGCTCGCGGCGCACTCAATCAACGACCCGATCTACGTCGAACGTCGGCTGACGGTAGTGCGAGGCGTGAACGGCACGACTGCGGCCACCGCGCTCGATGATGCGGTGGTGACCAAGTACCAGCCGCCATTCGATATCCGCGCACTTGCCACCGCGCTCGCGGTGGACGAGTTCAAGCAGGGTCAGGCCGGCTGGGGCCGCGAGGTGGGCCGTGGCGAGAGTGCGCGAGAGTTCAGCGGCACGGCTATCGCGAAGCTGCGGAAGCGCGTCGTTCGGGCGCACAGGCGGAATGTGACGGTGTCCATATGACCGTCGGCATGGGCATCCACGTAGTCACCTCGGGGCCATTCTTCACGGGCGCGACGCAGCGCCAGATCGAGCATGCGTTGCGCGACACGTTGCAGGACGTCACCGAGCGCGGGGAGTCGATCACTAAGCGGCAACTCTTCCCCGGTCACGGCTTCGTCACGGGCACGCTCAGGCGCTCGATCGCGGGCGAGGTGATCAACAGCCGGAACACGCTGGTGAAGACGAACGTGGTGTACGGCGCGTGGATTGAGGGAACCAGCAGGCGCAACGCGACGACCCGGTTCAAGGGCTACCACATGTTCCGCAAGGCGACGCAGTCGCTCAACCGCTCATGGCCGCGCCTGCTGTCGCGGCACCTCGGGCGGCGGCGCCGCTGATGGCGCTCAACAGCGGCGCCACCCTGGACGCGATCGCGTCGCTGATCTCGGGCTCGGGCTATGCAGTGCCGGCCGGAGGCGACGGGTACATCGGCGATCCCAAGGGACCGCCCGACGCGCAACCCTCGGGCAAGTATCCGGTCTCGGTGCGGCTCACCTCGGCGTCGATTGAGGGTCTCAAGCACGACGGCTCAACGACCGAGCAGCACACCGTCACCGTCACCGTCTACGGCGCGTTCATCGACAGCGACGGCGTGGTTGAGCGGCGGCTGAGTGACGCGGTGAACAAGCTAATGGCGAAGCTCACCAGCGACGCCGACCTCGGCGTGAACATCAGACACATCGACGTGGCCGGCATCCTCGGGCCGCGCATGGGCGTGGAGTACGGCTATAAGGACATCTCGGGTACCCAATTCCGGGTGGCGGAGATCCAGGTGCCGATGGTGGTTGACGGCAACATGACGGTTACAGCGTAGGAGATGGCGATGCCGACAAGATCAAAGGCGGGCGTTGTACTGAACCCGCGGAACATCCCGAAGAAGACTCCGATCCTGACCGAAGGGGATCGGTCGTTCTTCGAGGGCGACAAGGTAACCACCGCGGACCTGTCCGATTGGGCCGGCCTCGTGGAGCGCGGGTTTGTGAGGGTGATCTAGATGTCAATAAAGTCGGGATTGAACCAGCGATTTTACGTTCACGGAAACGACCTCAGCGGTGACGTCGCGTCGATCACCACCGCCGAGGGAATGTTCGACGAGTACGACATCACCGACATCACCAAGGTGGCGCACGCGCGGATTTTGGGACAGGCATCTGGGCGCATGGAGTGGTCGTCATTCTTCAACGACGCGGCCGGCCAGTCGCACGCTGTGCTATCGGCAATGCCGCTGACCGATGTCGTGGTGACGTGGTTGCTGGGCACTGCCCTGGGCGATCCCACGTTCTCGCTTGTGTCGAAACTCGCCAGCGCCTACGCGCCGACACGTGCCCGTGATGGCTCGATGGACATCTCCGCACGCGCTGAGGGCTCTGCTGGGGCGCCGCTCGAGGAAGGTGTCGCGCTGACGGCAGCGGACGACACGTTCTCAAGCGCGTCGAGCGCCACGAGCATTGATCAGACAGCGCAGACGACGCTCGGCGCCACGGCGGTGTGCCATGTTCTCAGCATCGGATCAGGCACGCCGACGATCTTGATCGAGGACAGCGCCAACAATTCGTCATGGGCAACGCTACTGACCTTCGGGGCGCAAGCGGTGAACACCGGGAAGCGTGTCACCAGTACCGCCACCGTGGATCGTTACGTGAGGATCACCACCACCGGCACCTTTACCGATTGCGTCGTCGTGGTCACGCTTCGCCGCGGCCTCACCGGGGATGTGGTGGATCTATCGTGAGCCCAAACAGACGCACCGACCGCGCCCAATTCTACTCGACGGTACGCCCGCTCAAGACGCGGGTGGCTGCCTGTGATGAGTTTGAGTGCGACGAGTGGGCTAACGGGTACGTCGTGTCGATCCCGTTCGAGCGGGCGTCACTGATGGCCGATGTGAAGGAATCGGGGCGGATGTTCGCGGAGTTCTGGATCACTGATGGCGAGGTGAAGGTCATCGAGTGGGGTCCGTACAGTTTCGCGGACGTGGACATCGACACACTGAGCACCCGGCCTGATGGCGTGGTGTTCCGCTTCCCGCCCGGCCAGAGCTGCTTCCGTATTCATCGCGTCCCGATCGGCCCGCCCGTTATGAGATACGGCATCGGTACGAAAGAGCAACTGAACGCGAACCGCGAGTGGATCACAGAGACGGACCCGAGGGCATTCGTCGATCACAAGCGCGACACCATCGAGCGGGCATACGAATCGGGCAAACGTGAAGGGGTTCACGAAATGAACGCAGAGAAAGGGAACACCTAATGGCAATCGAGAGCGGATTGAGCGTTACGCTAACTATCGATGACGAGGCGGCGGGGGCCAAGAATGTGAGCGGGTCCACCGGGGCCACCAACATCGACACGCCGATCGAATTGCATGACGTGACCGCGCTCGATGACGTCGCCCACGCGACGATCTCGGGGCTGTCGGACTTCACGGCCACCGTCGAGGGCTACTTCGACGACGCGGCGGATGCGTGGTTCGACATCATGAAGACGGCCACCAGCACGATCGTCACGCGCACGTTCTCGTGGGCGCTGAGTGGTCAGACGCTCGCGGTGGAGACGCTGATCGGTCGGGTGAGCTACAGCCGTGCGCGGAACGCCGAGATGGGCATCACTGCCGAGTTCAAGTTGCAGTCGGGGTCGAAGCCCACATGGGCGTGAGTGTTAGGTGAGGTGGCGTTTTGGCTCTGCCTGATCATAAGGAGTTGTATTTTGGGGTTCATGCTGCCAGAGTTCCGCACGATCGTGTTGGAGTTCGACGCGGGCACTGCACTGGCGGGGGCCACGGTGCGGTGCAAGTCGACGAGCCAGGCGGACCTCGATCGTATCGGCGAGATGCCGATCACCGAATCCGTCAAGCAGTTCGTGGAGGACTACGTGATCGATTGGGACCTCGAGGATTCGCGCGGTCCAATCCCGAGCGACGAGACGGGGCTAGACCGCGTGGAGCCGCGCCACCTCAACGCGATGCAGGGGGCGTGGTTCCGTGGGCTCTACACGGTCAGCGCCCCTTTAGTCTCAGCGTCGAGCGGTGGCGCATAGCAGGAGGCAAGCTAGAG